TTTTCTTTTATAACAACAACAACTATGGCTACCCTGACTTCTGAACTTAATGCGGTTAACACCATGCTGGGATACATCGCGGAATCTCCTGTTAACTCCATCGCGGATACAACCGCCCTGCCACCGTCAGCGGCATTAGCTAAAGGTATTCTTGATGAGGTCTCTCGTGAGGTTCAACAAGAAGGGTGGCATTTCAATACAGCTAAGGACTACAAACTTGAGGCTAACTCATCCAATGAGATTGAGTTACCCGAGAACGTCCTTCAAGTAGATGCTGTAGACAATACACACGATGTGGTCCAACGAGGAAACAAACTGTTCAACCGTAAGGACTACACAACGACTTTCACCATTGATGAGATTAAGGTAGACATCACCTTCCTTTTAGAATTCATCGAGCTTCCCGAACAGGCTCGCCGTTACATAACACTCAAGGCATCCCGTATGTTCTCCAACAGGATTGTTGGTTCGCGGGAGATTGAAGCACTTATCTATCGGGACGAGATCATGGCTAAATCAGCTATGGAAGAAGCCGAAGGAACCAACTCAGACCGCACCATCTTTGACAACTTTGACACCGCAGGACGCATCGGGATTAACCGTAGAACTGACCTTGCGTAATCACTAACATGGCTAACATCACCACATCCGTCCCCAACCTGATTCAAGGAGTAAGTCAACAGTCTCCTCGGGTCAGGATTCCTGGTCAATGCGAGGATCAGCTTAATGCTCTTCCTACAGTCACCAAGGGACTCACCAAGCGTCCACCTGCGCGGCTTATCAAGAAGCTGACCGATGCGAACGTCTTTAACAAAGGCGACATGATTCACTTCATTGAGCGCAGTGCGACCGAACGGTATGTGGTTGTTATTGAACACAGGAGCCAGAGCGACCGACAAGGTGTTCTTAGGGCTTTCAATGTGGACACAGGAGATGAGGCAACGATCAACACTGTTACTGGTGGTTATAACATCAATAACAATTACCTCCAACTGAAAGCAACGGATGACACTCTTTTCCCTGCGTCAGACTCCCACAAGCTGCTTAAGGCTCGCACCCTTGGAGACAGCACGTTCATTCTTAACACCACCAAGACTGTTGCGAAAGGCACGGAGAAGTCCGAAGCTCTCGACAAGTCACGCGCATTGGTGTTCATCAAGCAAGGTGACTTTGGTAAGAAGTATGGTCTTAAGTTCCGTGAAGTGGGACGTTTTACTGGTTCGGGCGCAACCTTCACGCTGACTTGGGAAGCGGTTGACATCAAAGGGTTTTTTACAGCTAATCTTCAAAATCGTTCCTACCGCTTGAAGTCTGTTGAGGTTGCTTCTGGAGGCACAGGTTACGCAGATGATGACACACCTACTTTGGATTTTGCTGGTGTTGATTGGCAAGTCCGTCCTGAGATTGTTACCACTATTCAAGGTGGTTCGGTTACTAGCGTAGAGTTGGTTCATCCAGGACAGACTATTTATTATTACACCAACTTAATAGACCCCACGGCTCCAGAGACCCAACCTCACAAGACACTCTCTGAGTTTCCTAGTTCTTCTAGCTCTTCGGCTCCTTATGAGGAAGTATCTATTGTTACTGAGACCGCGACTGGAACTGGAAGCGCGAAAGAACAAGTAGCTGATTCTACGTCCATAGCGCGAGAACTATACCTCGCTCTTACTAACCAAAGTCAAACGGGAAATTACACGCAAGCAGACACAAACAACGCAGCCGTAACCTCGAAATACTCATTCACCCTTAAGGACGGTTCAATCATCATAAACCGCAATGACGGCAAGGACTTCTTTGTGGAAGCCTTCGACGGTCTCAACGGATCTGGATTAGGACTCGTCCATAAAGAAGTTGATGCCCTCAGTGACCTTCCGGTTCGCGCACCTGATGGATTCCGTGTGGCAGTCCGAGGGGACGCTGATGCTAACGAAGATGACTACTACCTTAGATTTGAGAGTAACGATGGACAAGCATTTGGAGAAGGTGGATGGGTTGAAGACGTAGGCCCCGACCTTGAAGTGGCCTTTGACGCTAACACCCTGCCTTTACAACTGGTCAACACCGCTCTTAACACCTTCACACTCAACACTACCTCATGGTTACGCCGGAAAGCTGGCGACGATGAGACCAACCCTTTCCCGTCCTTTGTTGGCAAGACGATCAACAACATGGTCTTCTTCAAGAACCGCTTTGGGTTCATCTTCCAGGATGTCATCGTGTTGTCTGAGGCTGCTGAACTGTTCAACTTCTTTAGGACCACCGTAAGGACTCTTCTGGATACCGCTCCGATTGACATAACATCTGCCACCGCTAACGTGACTGACCTCCGTAGCAGCATTGCTTTTCAAGAGAATTTGTTATTGTTTGGTAACCGTGGTCAGTTCGTCTTGAAGGGCGACCCGTTGACCAACGACACGGTAACACTCAATGCCATCACGAACTACAACTCGGACACCACCTCAGACCCGCTTGCAGTAGGATCGTATGTTTACTTTCCGTATGAGCGTGGAGAGTTCCTTGGAGTTCAAGAGTATAGCCTTAACGCCACCACGGATGTCTATGACTCCGATGAGATCACCACACAGATCCCTGCGTATATTCCTAAAGGGGATGTGTTATTTTCTGCTGGGACATCCTCAGAGGAACTCTTGGCGTTCGCCACAGGAGGCAAGGACATCTACCTTTACAAATACTTCTTTAATGGACGCGAGAAAGTCCTGAGTTCATGGGGCAAGCTAACGATGTCATTTGATGTTATTGGGATGCACTTCATGAAGAGTTCGTTGTTCTGTGTAGGCGACAAGGCCGGACAGTCAGTGATCTCTGAGATTAAGTTTGAAGAGCTACGCTTGGAGAGCGACACCACAGGAGGCTTTACGATTCACCTTGATCTCCTCAAGAAGCACACCTTCACGCAGAGCGTTGTTACTGACGCAGTGAACATCACCATCGACCTCGGGTTCGTCCCAGAGAGTGGAGATGTAGTTGAGGTGTATGACTTGGATGGAAGGAAACTGAACATTGTTTCAATTAACAACAACACCGCCACCATCCAGGGCTTCTACAAGACATGCTTCTCTGGTCTTAAATACAACATGGAATGCACCTTGAGTGAGCCTGTGTTCAAACAAGGAAACCCTCCGACATCCTCGGGCCTCGCTCGGTTGATCCTTCGGAATGGCACGTTGTTCTTTTCCGAGGCTTCAGCGTTCCAACTAGAGGTAACACCACGCGCCCGTGACAAGAGAATCTATTCGTATAGTCCCTTTAACATCAACGTAGATGCGATGGGGTCACGAGCTTCTGAGGAAGGTAAGTTTCGGTTTTCCATCTATACAGCAGCACCTGAGTCTGTTATTAAGATTGTAAACTCAAGTGCCTTTACCGCCAACTTCCAGTCCTGTGAATACGAAGCCAACGTCCACACCCGTTCAACTAGAATATAACAACGTCTACATCCGTTCTGCACTCCCAAGTGACATCGAGGACGTAGGCGATAACATGCGGGAGATTGACAAGCTGGAGTGTTTGTTAAGCTCGGGGACTCGCCCTAGAGACGCTATACGACACGGACTTGCTAATGATTACCATACGTGGTCTATCTGCTCCAACAAAACCAAGAAGCCTTTGGCTTGCTTCGGGGTTGGCCCGTTGATGCCTAATGAAACCAATTACATCTGGTTGCTTTGCACGGATGACTTGATCAAAGAATCAGGGAAGGAGTTCGCCAAAGCCAGCAAAGCGTGGGTTAAGTTTATTGTTAACCACTACCAACTTCCTTGTGTCAACGAGGTCCACACCGAGAACACCCATGCGTTACGCTGGTTGAAATGGTGTGGTGCTACTGTTGAAGAGCCAAAAGAAAACGATTTCTCCTTATTTATTATACACCCCAACGAATAACATCCCTTTATGTGTGAACCGATCTCGATCATAACTGGAATAGCAAGTGCCGCCACCTCTTATTCCGGTCAAAAATCTGCTGCCGATGCCCAAGAAAAAGCTCAAGCTCAAGCCTCTGCTGCTGAACAAATCAGAGCAGGAAAAGCAAACACCGCTGTTCGTCTTAGACAGGCTCAAGAGAGCATCGCACGAGCACAACGTAAAGACGCAGCACAGATCAAAGGGATGGCTGCAAAGTCCAGCACTACACTCAGTGCTCTCACAGAGGGAGGTGTAGGTGGACGCACCTTGGATATGTTAGAGCGAGACCTCGCAGCACAAGAAGCACGTTATCAGTTCTCGAGGATCGCCAGACGAATCTACAAGCGACTCAATCCGCATTCACCTTGGAGGAGGAAGCATCACGAACAACGATGAACCAGCTTCGGATCAATCGCCCGATCAGACAAGCCAGCCTTCTTCAATCCGGTCTTCAAGGACTCCAAACGGGGATGTCGATGTATGGTGTTACTAAAGACATGGGCGCACCTAAATCACT